AGTTATCCCTACGTGCGATGTTAGTTCGTGTGCTGAATAATCAGCATTCGCCGTATATGTCAAAACGTACAGGGCTATTAAGGCCTATACGTGTTGGTTTATAAGCTTTCTGAGGTGAGTTTATAGCACCAACAAAGCTCTAAACAAACTCTTATTCATCATAAACCTCATTTGAGGTGAATCATGAGTAGAGTTCGTAGTAAATCTACTACTTCCGGACTTATTGAATCCACTCGTAGTCATACGAGCATCGTCGATTATGACGGTGATCCTGACTCAACGTGGGGTTCAATGGTTCAATTGGAAGCAGCGGACATCGTTCCTCATTATCCGTCGTATGAAACGGCGTATACTGAAGAAACGATGGTTGACCAAGTCACTCCTAACTTTAAGAAACGATCAGCCGCCGGAGAAGTTTTTATGTCTCCCATGCAGCAATCGAAAATCTCTAAGCAGGATGGTACATGTTCTTGGCGTATTAACCTAGAACAAGACCTTCATGATGAGGTCACTCGTAGATATTCTTTCTACGGGACTACGGGGGTCAAGACAATATGTCAATTTGACCCGTCCAAATTTCCTCCTCCAGCCAGTTTTGATCTGGAAACCTTGAAGGGCCAAGCAGTTGCTCAAGCTCATTCTAATATTAGTCTGAGTAAGATGCAGCTACTTGCCACTATGGGTGAGGGAAAGAAAACCGTTTCTTCTGTTGTATCAATCTTGCACCGCGTTTACCGCATCATTAGAGCGGTTAAGAACTTAGATCTTAAGTACTTAAAAGGACAGATATCCTTTGAACAACTGGCGGATCGATACATGGAAGCCCGTTATGCACTTCGTCCTCTCTTTTATGATGTCGCAAATTTGTCCAACGCGTTGCAAGCAACGCCGCCGGCAAAATCTCGACAAACTTTTAGAGGGAAGGTGTCAGATTCTGATCTGACATCGCTGGAAACTGTTGTCCCTATTTTTGACGACGGTTTTCACATTGATTTAGCGACAATACAAAGTCGCTCAACCGAAGTTGTTGTAACCGCGGGCGTCTTAACAGACGTCGTCTTTATGGGATCTACCCATACATTCGGACTCACTGAAGTAGCTGAGTCAGCGTGGGAATTGGTTCCTTTCAGCTTTGTAGTTGACTGGTTCACCAATTTGGGCAAGTTAATCTCAGCATGGGCCCCTAACCCCGGATTTTCCGTGGTTGGCTCATGGGTTAAAACGGAAATTTCTACCGTTTATGACTGCTACCCTACCGAAATTGTTAATATCGGTACGCCGTGGTCACCCAGTTCCTCTGGTACTTTCTCGGGATCATATATGGAAATCCATAAAACGATAACGAGAGAGCCATCCCCTAGCATACCCTGGTTGCCGTCATTTGACGTCAACTTAGATATGCTTAAACTTTTAGACATTGTTATGCTTTTAAGAAACCTTTAGAAGGTTTCGCATAACGGAATGTACAAGGAGATTACTCATGTTAAATGACCAAATTACCATCTCGGTAGATGACGCGAACAATGACGTACTAGTGGATACTGATTTCAATAGACACACCGAGTTTCAAAATCGGTCAGTCTATGTATCAGATGCTCACACAGTAGCCATGAGGGACGAATTGTCCTTTTATCGCGCTTTTCCAAAGAGAAACGGTAACTTTAACGGTGTGTCGAAGTCGTCAATTAAATTGACACGGGATATGGAAGTCCCTGGCTTCGACAGTTCTACATCGTTGCTTGCCCCACTGATCACAGAAATTAATTTCTCTGTGCCAGTTGGTGTTACTGCTGCCGATATTCTTCGGCATCGTCAGACGCTTTATGCGCTGCTGGACGTGGATGTGATCATGGATAAGCTAGTTCAACAGCTTATGGTTTAATTATTATGCAAAAAACTAAAGTTGTACTTTTAGTCGTATCGCAGATCATCTTTAAAGTAGCTAGTAAAATTATTTCGCTACTTATAAGAGGATTTAAACCTAGAATTTAATTCTTCCAAGATCAAGATCCAAAAGGAACCTCATGAAACATAAGGTATCTTCCAGAACAAAAAGCAAGAAACCACACTTCAAGAAAATCAAGATCTACGCGAAAAGCGTAGTAAATCTTGACGAAGTGAAATTACGGCTTCCTAGCAACTATGCTTGGAAAGCCCTCGGTTGGTTAACCGAAGACCTTAAGCAATTCCTTTCTCAGACAGAATACGCAGAATTATCCTTAATCACAAGAAATCGTGATTTCGGTGCGTATGTAACACTGTCTAAGGCATGGGGCCCACAGAGTATGGCTTCATGTGATACCCACGTAAGCAATTTACGTGCCAAGTATCAGCTTGCTTCTCTTTTGAAGAAGTTTCGCTTCCCTACCGACCGAAATACCCGACTCCTAGCTGCCAAAGAAACATTTTACGCAGCTGAAGAAAGGTGTTTCCGATTCAACCAATATGGTTGGCGGAAATTATCGGTGGCAAGTGATGACTTCATGTTGGGCGTTAATACATACGCCCTAGCGTTCATCAGAAAGGTCATTGGGGATGAAGTTTCCCATGACCTACTCGTCGAGTGGTCAAGACATGGGCCAGGTAGCACGCTAGACACTCAAAAAGGAAAAGTATCAAACTTTTATAAGTTTGCAAACTGGCCTTATGACTGTACTAGTCCTGCCTTCCCACATGCTGTCCGTATCATCAAAAGCGATGAACGTTGGCTTGGGGCTCTTGAAGATAGTTATCGTGAAAGGTATAATATACCGAAGCACGAGATCTTAAATCAAGAGTCTTTCTGGTCTAACGTTTTCAACATCGTGGATGCGAACAAAATCACTTTCGTTCCTAAGTCCGCTCTAACTGAGCGTACTATCGCAATTGAGCCAACGCTAAATCTTTTCCTTCAGCTTGGAGTCGATGGTTTTATACGTCGCCGTTTAAAACGGTGGCATATTGACCTTGACTGTCAAGCTAGGAATCAAGAGTTAGCTAGGGTGGGATCTATAAAAGATTCCTTAACGACAATTGATCTTTCTGCTGCTTCGGATTCAATTTCCGCAAGATTAGTAGAAAAATTGTTGCCGCCCCAATGGCATCGTTACCTCTCGGACCTCCGATCCGTTTCTGGATGGGAGGGTGACAATCTCGTTAATTACGAGAAGTTTTCATCGATGGGTAACGGGTACACATTTGCGTTAGAGTCTCTCTTATTTACAGCAATTATTTATGCTGTAAATAAACAATTACAAGCGCATAAATTTTCACCTCAAAATTTTGCAGTATTCGGGGATGACTTAATTGTCCCCTCGGATATTGCTGATTCTGTGGTGTTAGCGCTTGAAAATTGTGGTTTCACGATTAATCACGATAAGTCCTTTTTTCGAGGGCCCGTTCGTGAAAGTTGTGGAGCTGATTGGTTCCAGGGCACCAACGTCCGTCCAGTCTTTTTCTCTGAAGAACCGCAGTATTTACCAGATCTTTTCGTCGATATCAATCGATTGAAGAGGATCTTGGAATTATACTACGGTCTTACGAATTCTACCGTTGTCAAAAATCTTTGTAAGTTTATACCAACTAAGTTTAAAAACTTAGTTGGTCCTTACTCTGACGAAGACTTCGGTTCGTATTTCCATACTAATTTTATACCAAATGAAACACGGTACAAGAATTGGATGTGGAAGTTTCCGAGATTAGTGAGGATTGGGGTTAATGCAAAAGTTAATAAGGATTTTTTCTTTAGAAAACTAATGCACAACCTTAAAACCTCACCGCCTACTCCACGTTGGAGTAGTAAGACAGTCGAAAGTGCAGGAAGTAGGTTTATCATACAGGACCGAAATTTGTTCCGTATGAAGCTAGTGTACTCCGAGACCAGTAACTGGTCTAAACAGTACAATTCCT